TAGTTCTTTTAGAACATACTGCTCTTCAACAGAGCAAGTAGGACACTGCCATGAAGGTTCTGGCACTACCTCGGCAACTTCCTCGGGAAGAGGTGGTGCCTCTGGAAGCGTCATCAGAAATGGCGCTACAGCAGCAACAGCAGTAATAGTAAGAGGAAAAATCATAAGTCTCATCAGAACCTCACCAGTATACGACATAAAAAACGGGGCGTCAACTGGATTGTGCCAGTTACCCCGTTGGTTGCGACGACGATATAATTTATTTATAAAAAAAGAGGGCCCTTCAGGACCCGTCTTTTACGTCGGTAGCGAATTCCCACGTAGAGTGACGCGCACGAAAGGCGTCATACTATATATCAATTTGTAGGAACCATAATTGGTGTCATCATGCCACCGTCACCTCCATCATTATCATCATCAGATTCCTTGATAAGGAATAGCATAAAGTTTGCTACCATAAATCCAACTACTAATGCTAGGAAGTTTTGAGTATCCATTACCAGATACCTGGAATGATCTGCCCCGTGGTTGCATAACTACCGATTGCGGCGACGACTCCGAGCATTGCTGCCCAACCATTGATGCGTTCTGCGTTTTCGTTCATTTGTTTTGCTCCTGAGTTTTGTTGTAGATAAAGACTCTTCCATTTTCATGTGTGAATACTAATTCATCATCATGTGCCCAACAGAGTTCTTCGTAAAGGGCATTCAATTTTTCCATGTCCTCATAGAGGGCATTGGGATTACTCATTTAGAAAATACCAAAAAATAAATTGCCAGTAGTAGCATAGGAAACAACAGCGGCAATAAATCCAAGCATTGCAGTGCGTCCGTTTAGTTTTTCTGCTCGTTCAGCATAGGATTCATATCCATAACGCTCTGCATCAGTCTTAGATACATACATCTGAGGTTCTTTAGCGAACAGATTCTGTTGTCCTTGCTCGTTAGTTGTTACGGTCATATGTAGTTTTGTGAAGAACTGTTACTAGTATATAGCATTTCTTTACATTTGTCAAATACCACCGTTTTGCTTGAGGAACTGAAGAACTACTTCAGGAGTAGTCTTTTCGTATGGATCCTCTTCTGCATTGTCACGTTTTCCAGACTCCTCTGTGTGAAATGCAATCTTCATATCGTCCACCACCATTGCATATCTCCATGAACGGAGACCAAAACCCTTGTCATTTTTCAATACAAGTTGGTTGAGCATTGCTGCTAGATGTGCATTACCATCAGCAAGAAATTTGACATAACGTATACCACGTTCTTCAAACCATGCTTTCATTGTAAAGTCATCGTTTACAGAAGTAAGCCAAACTTCATCAACACCTAGAGCAAGGAAGTCTTGAATCAATGCTTCGTACTGAGGTAGTTGTTTCTCAGAACAGGTTGGTGTGAATGCACCAGGCAATCCAACCAGGACGATCTTTTTATCTGCGAACAGTTCTTGTGTAGTACGTTTTACAAACTCACCACCAATGTAATTAGTGAGGGATACAATCGGAAAGGGGTTACTCATAATTATTCGATGTTGATGTTGAAAGAAATACTTACTCTAGGACTATCAGATTTGTTTGGTCGTGTTCCATGCTGCAACCATGCAGGGAATAGGAACAGATCACCATCTTGTGGAATGATTTCCATGCTCATAGGAGTCATTTGACCTTCAGGGAAGTTACCATTGTACACCATAGCGTTAGGATTGTTGAAGGTGATTCCACCTTGCTCCTCACTTACTCGGAAGTAATAGATGCCAGCGATATCATAACCTGGATGGGCATGAATGTCATGTGATTTATTACGTTCTGCAATGTTGATCCAAGAACATTTGATCTTGACAGACTTGTTTTCTTTGTTCTGTTCAGATTTATTTGCTTTGATAAAAGCAAGATACTTACCTAGTGATTCATAGATTCGTTTCTCTAGATTGACTAGGTTGTATTTACCAATAAGATCGTCTTCGATTTCCCATGTTGGGAGTACATTGCCAACCTTTGCCTGCCGTTTATCACTCTTACATTCTCTGTAAATGTAAGATACACATTCATGATCACCTTCTTCTACTGCTTTCAGTATAGGTAGGATCTCCTGTTGCACCTGATGATAGTTCAACTCAGGATGAGCAGGTTCACGAATGATTGGACAGGGAAATAAATTCAGTAAGGTCATAAAGTAGACATGACATTGGTAAAAGGGAGGTGTTATCCTCCCTATCTAGGGTCAAAGTTGACTCCACCACTACGTTTTTAGAGAACATAGAAACTCAATATACTAGGCATTCGCGCTGAACACCATCTAGTTTAGAGTCTATTGATAAAGACTATCCAAAACTAATAACATCTGCTCCTTGACCAAGACCTCCAAGTCCTACATCAACTGCACCCGCAGCGACGTTGTTATCGGAATCATATAGTCCATCCAAATAAGTAGAACTAATACTAATAGAATCTCCATTAGTAGAGAACTTATATTCTTTTGTTGAACGAGACACCATTTTTTCAATCGCCTTCATACCTTGGTAGTGACGCCAGATTTCTCCTTGGGTGTTAGCATCAACATCGCTATTCATAGCGGCGGTGACACATTCTTTGAGGGCTTCTACTGCTGTCTGATAAGAATTCATAGTTTCTGTTGTTGTGGTCATGCTTTTACTACTGAGTCGCGAACGTAACAAGGTACACCATCAGGGTCTAACCATTTGGTGTATTCAAAATCTTCCATAGCAGTCATCATTTGCATTTGGTTGTCACAGAGATACATGTCTTTGTAACGACCAGTATATGAGTCTACCTTTTGAATGCGGTAGTCTGTCATACCGTTTAGTTCGATCGTGCCAACTTCGACATAGCGATAGGGAAACTGCTCTAGGAGAACTCTGGGTTTCATAGGATGAAGGTGATGAGTGCTGCGTACCCAACTAGTATAGCACATAATCGGGTGAGCACAACGTAGTATTTCCGAATTGGTGTGCCGAAATACTGTTGTCCGATCATGAGACACTTGTGGGCAGGTGAGATAAGATATCCTGAATACTCAGTGCAGAGGAACCACACCAAGTATTGAGGACCGAAGATTGCTACCAGGGCAGAGGTCATACCAGCATACTTGCCAGATGATCCCATAGCATAAGCAGCAACCATTGCCACCAGAGAGGCAGGTATAAGCATCCCAGGCGTTGCTGCGTTGAGATACTCCATGACTGGTCCTTTCACCAGTCCTACGACCCCTCCGAGGGCAAGGACAAGTGTAGCAATGATGGCAAACTTACCATCCAACCACTTGCCCCACTTCCAATCCTTGAACACAATAGAATAGTAGATTGCCATTCCAAGGAACCAAGGGAAGAAGAAGATTGCACCACCTTTGCCTGTATTCAATAGAAGAATCACAGTAGCAATCAGTGGTGCCCATCCAGTGAGAGCACGTCGCCAGTTGAACTCACGAACATACTCTAGATTAGGAACAACAGATGATGCAGGAACCTTAGTAAAGATATACCACCATGTGTATGCCAAGGTGATAAGCAAAGGAACAATAGTATATCCAAGGAAAGTTCCATAGGATATACCCATCACTGCCATAGGTAAGACAACTGTCTTCTCTAATGGAGACCACCAGTAGTAATGATGGACTGATAGGTAATCAATCACACCAAAATCAGAACGGCGTTCTTTATCTCGTGGTGCAATACCATCCAAGAGTGGTGCAGACAATGCTACACGTCCAGGGATGGGGAGGATACCTCCAAGTAAGGAAGTAATGATAACCAGGATACGATTATCTGTAATATACTTCCTTGCTAAAGAATAAATATCCTCCAACGCAGAATACTCACGGATGAAACCACCCAAGATCATAATACCAAAGATGTAACCCATATAGAGTTCATTCTTTGCAATAGATTCAAGGGTGGTTTGGATCATAATGTAAGTTAGAATAAGTCGAACTCAAGTTTGTCAATTAGGATAGCATAATCCTCATCGGGATTACCATAGAAATCAACACCTTTTTCCTCGTAGTGTCTATAGACCTTTTGGAAAATATTAGGGTACTCGGTGTCGAGATCTACGTCTCCAGTAACTGCTGAACGTAGAACGTCCGTTACAGGAGAAAACTTTTGTACTGTAGTCATAGTTATCCTAAGCGATGTACAATATCCCCCTAAGGGGAACGGGTCAGGAGGGATTTGAACCCCCGACCAACGCATTAGAAGTGCGATGCTCTATCCACTGAGCTACTGACCCCTGTGATATTGTTTATCTGAGAAGAAAGAACCGTGGCATCATCATACCTTCCCTCAGCAAGAAGGTCTTGAAGTTTGTCAATGTAACTATCGAGTGGTGACTTCATATTGAAGTCGTCGAAGAAACGAAAACTGCCCATGGTGATTCCTCTTGACTACCCTGTCAGTATAGCAGGGTGGTTGGTCTGCTGTCAAGCACATGTGCCAGTTCCGAAATAGTCCTTACGCATGTATCGACCGAGGATATTGCTGTTGTAGTAAGCAGGCGTTCCATCGTTCATTGCCTCCGTAAGGACGTTGTTGATAAAAAGTTGTCGGGTCTCTTCGTAGTTTGTCTGACCCTTGGTTGTATGTAGGCTGATTATATGTCGCTGAAAGGCAGGTTTTCCGTACAAGCGAACATCGGCACGTATTTCATCAGAGCTGCCGTAATATTTTCTCCAGTCACTTTCACTTCTAACTCTCCTACTTTTACCTGGAGGCTTTCTAAATGACCAGAAGTATTTTCTTCCGATATATTTTCTGTTGGTTTGGGTATTTGTAATGCAGTAAACAAACCCAAAGTTGTCCCCAATAAGACTCCCCCCAAAAGGGGTTTCATTATATGTCCATGGATTTTCATAATCAATCTCCGTTGTCATCAATGTCAGAGTAATACTTATCAGTATCTATGTATGACTCTGTATCTGAGTACACTTCTGATTTCAACTCACTCAAAATAATTTCTAAGTCTCTGACAAGGACCTTTAGATGATCTCTATTCATCTCTGAACCCCACAGTGTTAGTTTACTTGGAATATCTATATCTGTCAATCCCGAAACTCCTGCAGAGCGTCTAGGATGCGGTTCATGGCATCATGTCCACCCTGGTGCCATTCCTCTGACATCTCCTCATACTCGCCTTCGTAGAGGGCAGTCTTGTACTTGTAGATACGTGCTTGCAAGTCGATTTTGTTCATTGGATTCCTTGGCATATTACAGTATGCATCGTAGCACTATGTACACAAAAAAGCACCCCCTAAGGAGGTGCTGTATCTTGATCTCAAGATTTTACTATCTACTTGCTGTAGGTCTTACCGCGATAGCAGAAGGTTCCATGAGTCTCCTTAGACTCTACACAACGTGTACTATACTCAACACCACGATATGAGGTGTGAAGAATTTGTGCGTTGTGCAATGCAGATGCCTTATTGATCTGCTTCTTGATCAGATTGAGTGTGTTCATTGTGGTACTCCTGAAGTTAGGGTGGTTTATTCCCCCGTTCCTTCAGTCGTTTGCGTCCCAATAACATTCAGGATTTGATTCCTTCATGACCTCAACCAATTCAATCTTTGACTCAGTGTCAAGATCTTTGTACTTTCGCATCCGCAATATAATTGCGTCTGTCTGAGCACAGGTGAGGGTTGTATACAGAAGTATTTCAATCATGGGATGAACGCTCCGTTCCGCGACTTACTTGCGTCCCCGAAGGGATGAACGTAATGTCGTAGCAAATTGCTACGTTACTATTTATAATAGTATGTGTTAGTTTGCTGTTCTATCTACGATAGAGACAACACCGTGAGCATAGAAGAAGAGTAGAACCCCTCCTATCGATGCTGACACCAGTGTAGCAGTTCTATTGTGGTTGTCAATAGCCCGATCAATCAGTCTTAGAACTTCCCTCTTCTGGTTGGCACTCAGAGCGTCTAGACTCTTGTCTCCTAGCGTACTCTTTGTCCCAAACCATGTCCCAACCTGGTTCCGAACCCGATTCATTGTGTGTGTCCAGAAGTTCATTGTATACCTTGTCTAACCATTCTGTACTAGAGAGCAAATCCTGCGAAGGAATTTGCTTCGACATCTTGTTTGATTCCTCCGACGATGTATGATTCAATCTCCGTCTCCTGTGGTGCATTTTGTTGACCCTTAGAGTTCAACCAATGCTCTGTCCAGGGCAGTGGATTACTCTTTGCAGGTACATTATAGATAGGCTTCAAACCAATCGCTTTCATACGACGGTTAGCAATCCACTCAACATATTGTGACAATAGTCTGTCATTGAGACCAATCATCGAACCATCTTTGAACAGATATTCTGCCCATGCCTTCTCTTCATCAACAGTCTTGACAAACATTTTGATGACATTCTCTTCCTCTTCCAATGCAATTTGCTGCATCTCAGGATCATCACCATCACGCCAGTTTTTTAGAATGTTCTGAGTGATATTCAGGTGCTGACTCTCATCTCTTGCAATAAGAGATAGAATTTTTGCAGACCCTTCCATAAGTTTGAGTTCACCAAAGGCAAAACTACAAGCAAATGAAACGTAGAATCGGATTCCTTCTAGGATGTTTACATTAGCAACTGCTCTGTAAAGTTTACGCTTCAGTTCGCGTCGATCATACTGTCCTGCATAGTGACCATCCTTTGCAAGTTCCCACATGGATCCAGTGTCATACTGATGAGCATGATTGATGAAATCATCATAGGATTCGGTGACACTAGTAGACCTGTCAATAATCTTTTCATCATCCAGAATGGTGTCAAAGACATCCTCAGGATTAGAGTAAACGTTCTTGATAATGTATGTGTAAGAGCGACTATGGATCATCTCCATAAACTCCCATACATTCATGCACGCCTCTAGTTCGGGTAGTGAACAATAAGGGATAAAAGCCATCCCAGGACCACGCCCTTGTACAGAATCCAGCATGATCTGGTACTTGAGGTTGGACGTGAATATATGGCGCTGTTCAGGAGTGAGTTGAGCATAGTCTGCACGATCTTTTTGAAGGGAGACCTCCTCTGGTCTCCAGAAATAACCTAGTTGTTGCTGTGTGAGACGATCAAAGATAGGATACTTGAACGTATCATACCTTTGGACTCCCAACGGTTGACCAAAAAACATTGGTTGCTTCTTGGTATTTACTTTTTCTTTGTTGAATACTGTCATTCCTTTTACTTCAGACTTTGCAGCTGTCACAATCTTCCTCCTCGGTTTCTAGTAATTCTTGAATCAATGTTTCAATATCGTCACCATCTTTCTTAGCATCATACGTGTTTTGGTAATACGAAGTCTTCCATCCATACTTGTAGGTAGTGAGGAAATCGTTTGCCATCACAGACACAGGTACTTCATTGTCAGGATATTGCTCTGGATTATAACTCCAGTTACCTGAGATTGCCTGGTCAAAGAACTTTTGAATCACCGCGACGATCTCAATATACCCTTTGTTCGACTCCATGTCCCAAAGAAGAGTGTAATTATTCTTGAGACTATTGTACTGAGGAACAATTTGCTTGAGCGGTCCTTTCTTTGATTTCTTGATGGACAAGTAGTCGCGAGGAGGCTCGATTCCATTGGTAGCGTTTGACACAACGGAACTGCTCTCCGAAGGCATCTGTGCGGACAGTGTGCTGTGTCGTAATCCGTAGGTTGTGATATCCGACCTAAGACTATCCCAATCATAGTTGTATTCTGGAGAAACTAAAACATCAACATCCTTCTTATATGAATCAATAGGAAGAACGCCGTCTGAATATTTAGTCCTATCGAAATCTTGACATGGACCTTTCTCCTGAGCAATTTTATTAGATGCTCTCAGCAAATAATATTGGAACGCTTCTGTCAGATCATGTACCTCAGACAATGCTTCCTGAGCACTGTACTTGAGACCACGCTTGGCAAGGTAGTGTGCCAAACCAATGTATCCAATGCCCAGAGAACGCCTTGCAAGGGTGCTACGGCGTGCAGCATCGACTGGATAATCCTGGTAGTCAATCAACTCCTCTAGACCCCTCACAGCGAGGTCACAGAGCGATTCCATTTCATCGATGGACTTCAGTTTTCCTACGTTGATTGCAGAAAGAATACACAAAGCAATCTCACCTGCATCATCATTGATATGATTGATAGGATCAGTAGGAAGAGTGATCTCCTGACAAAGATTACTCATGTTCACCTTATCCTTGAAGGACGAATGACTATTGCAGTGGTCGATGTTCATAAGATACAACCGACCTGTCTCTGCTCTCTCCTTCAGGAGACTAAGAACTAGTTCCTGTGCCCCGATAGTCTTTCTTGGAACAGACTGATCTGATTCATAGTCCACATAGCAAGCGTCAAATGCATCAGTACCAAAAGCATCATACAGACCTGGTACGTCATTCGGTGAGAATAAGCTAATCTCTCCATTCGCAATGAAACGTTCGTAGAAAATCTTTGATAGTTGGATGGAG